CTTAATTCTGCCCTCACTGCTTGCCTGGTACTTCCCCTCATATCCGGGTATGTCTTTCCATATCTCATCCATTCAATGCACCTCCGTTCCTAAAAAGCAGGTGGCAGAGGAAATACCCCCACCACCGTCAATTGCCCTTTTCTATTAAGCAAGGAAGTCATCGTCTGCAAGTGTTGTGAAATCGTCTGCTGCAGAAGTCTTACCACCAAGAGGCTCACCATCTTTAATTTTTTGAATGTTGCCAAGTCCGCAAGCAACACCCTTATTTCCATTTGAGTTGAAGGCAAAGAAATTGAGAGAAACCCTTGCAAAGCAGCCGCTGTATACCTCACCACGATCTATGATTGGCTTTACATTCTTGTCCACAATCTGTGGAGGCGTTTTGCTGTTGGCATTGATGAAGTAATGTCCTTTATATGCCTCGTCATCGCGCTCCACATCCCCATCACGCAGAGGAATCTTAATTGCGGCCTTATTAGGCTTCTTGCCACCAAACTTTGCGATACCTTCCTCGATAGCGGCATCAATTGCAGCATTTACTGCGTTAATGGTTTCTGTATCGTCCTTTGGGATGAGTACAGATACACTGTACTTTTCAGCACCACCATTCACGGAAACAGGCTCCCATCCGTGGAAGTAAGAGAGTCTTGTATTTACACCTGTAATAACCTTAGTTCTATTCGTATTGTTTTTCATAATGATCAATCCTCCATAATTTCGTTAAATTCGTTTTTTGCATTCGTTACGTTCATAGCAACTCTTTTATCTGTTTTAGGAACAAGCGTTGGCTTGCCTGGTGGTTTTACTATGAGGCTTCCTAAGATTTCCTCAAATTTGGTTTTGCCCATCAGTTTTTGCATCTCGGTCAAAGGAATAAGGCTCTTACGGTAAATATCCTTATATCCGCTTACTACAGCTCTTTCTGCTACAGCATCTTCATCTTTGTATTTGCGAACCGAGCGACCTTCCACAACTTTAAAGCCACGCCACTCTTTACCGTGGTTAACTGCTGCATCTGTGGCATAAGCAGTTATTTCACCCGCCCACTTTGTGAGATCAGGAATAATGTTTAGAATTTCCTCAATCTCGCTATCCGTAAGCAGTGGTGGCATCTTAAACTCCTTCTGAGCCAGTTTGAGCTTTTCATCAGCCCTTGCACGGCATCTTATAGATGCTCTGCAGAAAGTACACCACGGACCAGGGATATATTCACCTTCTCCTTGATAGGCTTTTGCTGCCTTAGGTTTTAGTTCTTCTTCTGCCCAGGCTTTAAGTTCTTCTACCGGAACAGTCCAGGTGCTGACGTTTTCTCTTCGCGGCTGAAATATTGTCATTGATACTTCTTTGATGTCGTAGAGACTGTCATAGATTTCAAGAGCCCCTAATGCATACAGTTTCATCTGCGGATTGTTTTCTGCGTCCACAAGGACTCCAATTCCGTATTTGAAATCCACTATGTGAAGCCTATCATCTGAGATGATTACACAGTCTCCTGTCCCAAATCCATCTGGCACATAGCAAGAGAAGTCAAGACGTTGTTCAATTAGAACGATAGGGTCAGTACAGGACTTTCTTGCAAGTTCTACCTGCTCCATGATGAAAGCAACGTAGTCGTCTGTGCATTCTTCCATTTCATCAGAGTTATACTCAGAGATAGGTCGCTGACTTCTCATATGAAGTGCCTTTTTTAGTTTGTGTTCACACAGATCATGAGCCGCTGTGCCTTCTTTTGCTGCCTCACCACTTTGGTCTTCAAACTCCAGTTCAAGTCTTGCAGAGGGTAGGCAGTTAAGCCACCTGTGGGATGAGGATGCAGATAATATTGCATGATTACCCATTTCCAAGCTCCTCCGCATCTTTCAAGATGTCAGCATAATAATCCTTATCAACAGCACTTAACTTGTCTGCACCATACTTCTGAATGAGTCCTCGCACTTCGGCAGTAAACCCAATCTGGCTCTTTTCAGCAAGTACCATACGCACTTTTTCCAGTGGGATATCCGGCTCGTTTGCTGGTTCTTGTTCAGTGGCAGCTTTTGCACCTGGAGCAGGATCTCCTTCTGTCATCGCATCGCAAACTGCCTGTATGCTGTCAGCAAGACTTCGCATATCATTGACCACTTCATGCAGTAGCTTTATTTTGTTCAAGGTCAGTTCCTCCTTTCGTCATTTCACAGATAGAGAGTTCCTCGATGCTATCTCCAGGGATCACAATCGTTACACGCTGTTTACTCCCTAAAAGAAAGCGAAGAATTCGTTCCCTTACGGACACATTACGGTAGGTAACAACTCCGCCTGTCTGTGGTTTCTTTGAAACACTGATTTTTAGATTGTGTTTCATATCCATCACCTCTTTCCAAAGGGCGATTTATTGCTTGCCCTCTACCTGGTAGCCACAGGAGATGCACAAATCTGACGGTTTAATAAAAAAATTGCCCGAAGAGCAAATAACTCCTCGGGCGAATGACTCTATCCTATTAAATTTGAAATCCTTTTTATGATAGCTGCGGCATATTCTCCTTTTACCGTTTTACCTTCCCTGGCATTAGCCAGCCAGTATTCCGGCGAATTAATGATTCCCTTATCCATCATAATCTTAAGGGCAGCTTCTAATTCATCTGTTTCAGTATTATTTAGCTTTTCAGCTACTGCCTTTCTGAAGGTATTCATATTTTCTCCATGCTTAGAAAACCAATGCAGTGGATCAGCGTGATTGCTGGCAATGCCTTGTCTAAATCCTTCTGCATGACCGATAATGTCCGTTTCTGTTAGACCGTATTCTCTACAAAGCATTACACACAATTCCACTGTATTATGCCAAGCTTTTCTGAAATATGGCTCCTGCTGACTGACATTATATCCCATCATATTTGCTCCACCAGAATAGGAAAACCCTGGTGGCTCACAGATTTCAATTCCGATGTGAGTATCATTGGCTCTGCCTCCTGCATGCCAGCCTCGGTGATTCCAGGGCAGGTATTGCCACACTTCCTTATCATCCACAAAAGCATGGACACAAACTTGACGATTAATTTCTCCGGCTCTGTATGACTTGTTCCATCTGTTAAACCATGCTCTTGCCATGACTCCTGGAGCTGCTGTGGAATGAATCATGATTCCTTTAGGGACAATCTTTCTTCCTGCTGTATAGCAATCATTTCTAATCATATAATTTGTAAAAAGCTTCATTTCTTTTCATCCTCCTTACACATCTGATCCAACACCATCTTTAATTTATCCGGGATAGGCAGTCCAAGCTTGGATGCATTTTCCAAAATACTGATCCCTTCATTGGATGCATAGAAAAAAATAACAGCGGTGCGAACTGCACTGCCGTTTCCGATAATCTTTGAATCTATAATGTGTGCTACTGCTACCATAAACAGGATTAATACCTTTTTGAATATCCCTCTAAAGCCTATTTCACTGCATAGTTTTTTCTCAACAATGGCTACCATAACTCCTGTCAGATAGTCCAGGATAATAAAGGTTAAAAGGGCATATAAAAAACCGTCCCAACCTCCCAGGACGGTTCCAAGAAATGCACCAATGGCTGCCATTGCGATATTTATTGTGTCTAACATTCCTTTCATGATTGAACTGCCACCCCCTGTAATTTTATGTCAATCTCTCTCCGGTAATCTTTTTATAATCTGCTGCGGTAATTCGTTTATACAAAACTGCCTCTGCCACCATCTCTTTTGTCCATAATCCCAATTCATAAAACCGCTTTATTCTATCAAACCACATCAGGCTCACCTGCTTTCATTATTTCATACCAAATCTGAGCTATCTCTTGAGTCAACTGCCCCTCAAGCACCATATTATTAAACCAAAGCTGAGATACTTCACTGGCTAAAGCATTGGTATCAATAGGTATAACAACCGGAAGATTTTCATCTTTCAACATAGGAAATAAAGTATAAAAATCCTCTTCGGGGACTTCTTCTACTTCATCAGAGTGGAGATGATCATTAGATAGCTTTACGTAGAACTTTTCATCCTCGGAATTATAGGAAATTTTATCAAGTATTAAACCTTTCAATATTTCCTTGTTGCCTGTTTTGTAAAACACTCCTCATTCCTCCTTTATCCTTCTGTCTGAAGTTCATATGACACAGAAAAAACAACCCAGTTTGAGCCACCAGTTTTTTCTGCATATATTTCAACTTCCCTAAAAGGCAAATTGTCCAATGCTGTTAATACAGCACTGGCACTGCTTCCTAAAGAAACTGTTTCTGAGTAATAGGTACTCTGATCGGCAATGACCACTACCCTGGCACTACAGGCTCCTCCACTTGAACCTGTCCCGGATATTTTAGATATTCTTCCCGGAGTACTTCCTGAATAAATTGGCACTAAAACATTGTTTGTATGGCCTGTATTTCCTGAGCCTGTAAATCTTTTATAATGGACATTTTTTATTGATTTGACTAAATCATATAACGCTTCTCCTGACATCTAAACACCCCTCCTTAACTCATATATACAACTCTTGCAGTTCTGGTTACTAAGCTTCCTTGTGAAGAGCCGTCTTGGGTCTGGGAACTTTGTAAGGTACTGAAAAACGTCCCGGCAACAAAAGGTGTAAATGGATTGCTTCCATGTCTGCGAGTTCTGAACCAATAACTCGTATGACTTGAAGAAACAGCAAACAAAGGACCATTTGCAACCGTTGTATAATGCCCCCATTGATAAATGGAAGCATTCACTGCTCGCCCGTCCATAATGGTCATAGCTGTCGAAGAATTTCTTATTGCAAGTTCTGCTACCGAACTGTTGTACATAGCCATTCTTGTTTTTGAATCATTCATAAATAAATCAAAGGTTGATTGGGCGCAAAGAGCATTCATAAAGTTTTGATGATTAACCACGTCAGAGATATGAATACTCTTTGAAATGGCGGTTACCGCACCACTTTTTGCTACAATGGCATTTCTTGCTGCTGCAATGTTTAATGCTGTGGTTAATGCATTTTTGTTATTGGCAATCATATTCATCGCTATTTCATTATCTGCAACAAGACTCATAGCCGCAGCATCACTTGCCACTTGTGAGAATGAGGTCTTTTCGTTGAAAGCACCGGTTGTATCTTTTGTCAGAGTCTTAAAGGTTTCTCCTGCATAACCATCTATCAAAAATCCGAAGGCAACAGAATTAGAACAGGCAGAGCTACTTTTTGCCGCAAGCTCTGCCATCTTGTTCGGATCTTTATATACGTAGCCTTCTTTGCCAAACATTGCTAAATCCTTTGTCCATTCCAAATAATTCAAGGGTTCTTTAAAATCTGAATTAACCGCTTTCTTAATTGGCACCCAGCTCATTTAGTTCACCTCCGTTGATTCCAAGTCAATACTGCCATCAGCATTAAAAGTGGTTATTTGTTTTACATCCACATTGAGATCACTACATATCACTCTTGTCTGGATTTGACCTTCAGTAGGCTTGTCGAAATTTGTAACACGACTTGCAAATAAGTTATTTCCTACGATGGTCCGTAACTCTTCTGTGATGTCACCAGCTTCTGGCACATCAAATATCACCTTATGATTCATCCCTTTAAGACGGGTCCAGTTATCAAAATCAAAGACCTGAGCACAATTCAATCCGGCTTGTGCTGTTGCGAACCAATCGCTCCAATCAAGGCCCGTTTCAGTAAACCAATTCTGCCAAGCAGAATCTGTCGAACCAAACCATAGCTGCCATTCGTTCTTGAAACCGTCTATATCTGCTTGGGCATCTGAAAGTGTTTGCATATAGGAATTAAAGATTGTGGTGGTATCGATCTGTTGGACAAGCCCTGCCACCACTCCACATTTTTCTGTGTTTAGTCGGGTATCTGTTATGTCCGTTTCCAGAATGCTTTGGGTTCCAGACCTGACTAAGATTTCGGCAAGCTGCAGTTCATAAATATCTGACGTTCTAATAATTGAAGGTGTAATGGGATTGGCACTTGCAGTTCCTGGCTTGTATTTTGTAAGAATCTCTCTATTAACCAAATCAAGCTGAACCACAATGATATCCTTTCTGTTATAGCTTGCGTTGGCGATATCCACCATAACTTCCATATCCTCAGTATTGGCATAGGTATATCCCTCAATGAAGGCAGCACCCTTTCTTACTGTTAAAACCATATTGCTGTTTACGGTCTGAACCTGCAGGTTCGTACTGGGATTCGGATAAATTCCATTTCTTAAAAACTGCTTGAAGTATCGGGCAAAATCTTCCGCAAAATATATTCTGTCTGGTGTTCCTTCTATTTCAACTGCGTCAAAGGGAAAGCTTTTCTCTGCCATACCTACCACCTGCCTTTCAATTTATCGATTAAGGTTGGCTCCTTATCACCGAAAACAACCTCGAGTTCCAATTTATCTGTATAATATTCAGCAATTTCAAGAATAGGTTTTTCCACTATAAATCCCAATTTCTTATCTATAAAGCTCACCGTATCACCCAAATCCCAATCCTGTTTATAGACAAACTGCTGGGTTAAGGCGATTTGGCATTCAGCAGAGGCTATTTCTTTTCTTCTGGATAATTCCTCTTCGGCCATAGCTGCCTCATTTCCAATCACAATGATTTCCTTTCTGTTTATACCACTTGCATTTCCTACCACAGTTAAGGTGCTTCCATTTTTCAAATACGCTACATTCTTGGCATCACTTGTTCTTTTGTATATTTCAGAATCTAAAATGTTTCCGAAGTCCTCGCTGAAAAACACCTCTTCTGTTTTGTCATTGCCTTCATACACTTCAAAAACAAAGCCCATGTTTTCAAAGTCTGCCCAAACCTTAAAACCCAGTCCTGCATTGACTGCCATATTCGAAAGTGCATCCAGGACAGTCATATTCTCCAAAGTGTATGAAACACCGGGTGTCTGGGATAAACCTTTTAACCCTGCATTAACTAAACCATGTATTTTCCTGTTTGCATCTGTTGGATTAACAAAGTTGGATTGAACCAAGGCATACATCTGCTGTTCATAGGTTTGGGAAGTATTTATGATTAAAGAGGAGATTATCCGGCGATCCAGAATACTGGCAAGCTGTCTGCCAGAAACCTCGAATCTCAGTTGATTGTCTATATTCTTGTATCTGCTATAATTTTCGATAATGTAAAAATCTTGATTGACCAAAAGCAGATTCCCGATTTCCAGCGTATCTACTGCGTACAAATCCGGCAGCACCAGCTCAAACTCACCTGCGCCTCGGTACCTTCTAATTCCTCTGAAGCCAGTAAATTCAAACAGCATATCTACTAATTCAAAATTCTTGAATACTTCAATTCTCATCTCGTCACCTGCCTAGAAAAAAAGGAGAATAGTACAGAATCACATCAAGGTTGATAGCATTTATTTCAGCATGGTATCCGATTAGATTTCTGCCAACTTCCAAATTAAAAAAGCTTGAATGTAAGCGATCCAAGCTCTTAAATGATTTCTCTCCATTTATATAAACCATCTTTTTAAATGGTAGATTCACAACTTCCACAATGTCATCTTTTTCCATCTCAACCAGGACTTTGATCTTCTCTCCTGATAGTTTATTTTCTACCTCTGGGTTTTTCACAATCCCTTTGGCCTTGAACACCACCCGGAATCCGCTTTCCACATCGCCAATATTTTCAATTTCTGTTTCCAGGATGGATTGACGAAGACCAAACATTACACCTGTGGTCTTAAGAATGACCAATGGGAAAACCAATTTCCCACTTAAGAGGGCAAGATATTCCACTTTCTCCTGTTCCCGCCAGAAAGGGTTATGGGCGATTAAATCAATGGTAAAGGCGGATACCCCCTTGGCTCGGTTAAACTCAACCAGGTTTTCAACCCTTACATCAATTACCTTTTCAAGCTCTCTATTTCTGTAGATCAACCTGCCTGACAGTTTGGGATTAAAAACATTTCTTAGTCTTCTTTCCAGGCTGTCGATGTTTTTCCCAAGCTTGATATGTCCTGTCAGTGAAATTTCTCTGGCAGATAAAGTAGACGAGTTATATACATAACCATCTCTGCCGATGGCCTTCATATCCACAAGCTCGTTATCTACCCTTTCCTTCAAATCCTTTAAGAAATACACAGAAAAGAAGGATAGCTCTACCTGTTGATTGAGTTCATTTACATATATGATTTTGTCTGTGCTTTTCAAGCTATCGCCTCCTAAATCTGCGGTATGACTTTTCTCAAGCTTCTAATAGTTTCTCTTTCCAAGGCTCGTTCATTTTTGACCGGGGTATAGATGTTCTGTGTGACTTTTATATCCTGATTATTGCTAACACGATTATCGCTATATACATCCTGAGATACACTTCTCAATGAATTCCCCATTGCATTTTTTACATCCATTAATGCGTCCTCAAAGCCTACACCAACGCCTAAGGCCATATTTTTTCCAATCACATCAGCAAACACCTTGGAGGGGGAGCTGATTCCCAAGGCTCCCTTGGCAGCACCCAGTAGTCCTCCAAAGAAACCGGTGACTTTTTCAAAAATCCAGTCCTTCATGGCCATAATTCCATCCCAGATGCCTGTAACGATATTCTTTCCTATTTCAGCCCAGCCGCTAACCCAAACCTTGGCGGCATTGAATATCTCCCGTAAAAATCCTCTGAAATCTCCGGAAAACAATCTGGAGAAGGCAAGAAATGCCTTGGTGATGGCTTCCCAAGCAAAGGAAAAATGCTCCTTGATAAACTCTAGCGTTGCTACAAAAAAAGCTTTCAGCCCTTCCCACAGTTCTATTACCTTATTTCTGAATTCCTCGTTGGTATTCCAGAGGTAAACAAATATTGCGATAAGGGCTGTGACAGCCAAGATCACAAGGCCGATTGGGCCTGTTAGAAAAGCAAACGCAGGACCCAAGGCTGTGATTGACGGGGTAATAAGAATCACTAGATTAATAAGTGCCGCTACTCCTGCAGCCATTTTCCCGATGATAATTAACAGTGGTCCAATAGCGGCTATTAATATTGCAATAATAACCACCACCGTCTTTGTTCTGTCATCCATTGCTAATAGTTTGTCGGCAAAATATCCTACACCCTCAGCGAGTTTTGCTAAGACTGGCAGGACAACATCTCCCAGTTCAATCATCACATTCTTGATTTTATTAAAAGAAATACGAGCCTGTTCTCCAGGTGTCTGCAATTTATCAAAAGCTTCCTGCGTGGCACCCAAAGAACCTTGCATGTCTTTCATCAAATCGTTAAAAGTTTGAGCATCCTCTCCTAAAAGGGTAAGAGCTGCCCTTCCTGCTTCTGCACTACCAAACATATCGGATAAAGATAACCCGTTATTAATGGCATTCTCATTGATAAGCGCCAAAACGTCTGTCACTGATTTTCCTTCACTGATTAACTCCCTAAAACTTTTTCCGGTTAAATTCCTAAGTTCTTTGTCAGATTTACTTCCGGACTTTGATAGTTCATTCAGCATAGAGTTCATATAGGTGGTGGCCTCTGCTGCCTTTATCCCTCGAGAAGTTAATATGGCATAGCCAGCACCTACCTGATCCAGTCCAATTCCCAATGCATTGGCGGTAGGGATAATTTTACCCATCACTGAGGACAGTTCGCCTACCGTTACCTTGCCTCGGTTTTGGATCTGAATCAGCATATCGGAAACTTCGCCCACCTTTTCTGATTCCAGACCATAGGCGTTCATAATGGTCGTTAAGATATCTAAAGACTGACCTGCTTCAGCAAATCCTGCCTTAGCAAGCTTGGTGGAATTGGCGACAAAGGCTACCGCATCAGCCGTATCTTGACCGGCGGAAATTGCATCATAAACGTTGTTGGCAATCTCGTTAGCTGAAATTCCTGTTTGATTGGAAAGCTCCAGAATCTCTTTTCTTAAAGTCTCCAAAGGAACACTTGTAGTATCAGCAATGGTGCTAACCTTGGCCATTGCATCGGAAAAATCTGATGCCATTTTGGTGGAAGCCACACCTGCTCCGGTTATGACCGCTGATACCGGAAGCAGCTTTTTGCCCATTTCTTCAGACTTTTTTCCAAAGTCAGATAACCCATCTGTAGCTGCTTTCCATTTACTGTTAACCTCATTTAAGTCTTTTTCTAATTGCTTTAGCTCTTGTTGAGTTTTTATGACTTCTCTCTGAATGGCCCGATACTGTTCTTCTCCTACTTTACCTTGGGCAAACTGTTCTTTAACCTGTCTTTCTGCTTCTTTTAAGGTGTCCAGCTTTTCTTTGGTTCCACTGACTGCTTCTGTTAACAGCTTTTGCTTTTGTGTGAGTAGTTCTGTGTTTTTAGGGTCTAGTTTTAGAAGTCGGTCTACTTGCCTGAGTTCACTTTGTAAATCCCTGGACTTGGCATTGACTTGTTTTAGAGAATCCTGAAGTTTTTGCGTATTGCCGCCAATCTCAATCGTTATTCCTCTGATATTGCCTCTTGCCATATTCTCACCTACCTTTAGAAGGCATCAAAGTCAACTTGAGTTGCTTCCCTCTCCTGGCTATCATCATTACTATTGGCTTGGTTATATGTCACGATATAGCCAATGATCATTCCTACAGTCAGCTCATTAAAATCGGATAAACAAAGCCCTCGCTCAAAGGCTCTAACCAAAAGTAGTTCGGTGGTCAGCTCAAATGAGGAGGACTCAGTCAATTCTAGTTTTTTTTAATAGGTTTGGTAGAGGAAAGACAACTAAAAATCATATCCATCACTTCCGGTACAATATCCATTAAAGGAAACTCCGAAAAACTATCCAGCCAATCTTCCGGAGGAGGTAGATTTGGTTCGGCAGTCTTTGCCAGTGTCCAGACCAAATTGTAGAACACTTCCAAATCCAAGGCTTCAATATCCTTTAGCTTGCTGTTTTCCACATCGATGGCTTCCTGCAGTCGAAAGATATCTTTTAGGGCATCTCTACCAAATTGCGACTTGTATTTTAGAAGAAAGGCTCCAGTGGATTTAAACTTGACCTGTCTGCCATCAATCGTTAGTATTTTCTCCAAGGCTTAGACACCTACCTCTTCATAAACATACACCGCATCAAACCAGGCATCATATGCAGAAGTTCCCGCATCTGCCTTGGCTTTCACATAACCGGTATCCAGTGAAGGGGATGCCGTAATATTCATAGTTTCTGTCTTTACTTCGATGTTTTGGCCCTTGGTGGAACTTTCCATGCCCGGTCTGCCAACGGCTACGTTATAAAAGATGTGGCGGGTAGCGTTTTGATCCCCATTAAACTCAAACAATAGGGCGATGTCTTTTGCTGTAGCATCACTAGCCTCAAACAACACGCCATTGGCATCCTCTTTGTAACCTAGTACATCCTTTTTAAAGCTATCTGGAACAAGTGCTACTTCCAACGTTCCCTCATACCCTTGGTTGGCTGTGGCCACAAAATAGGCAGCATCATCGGCAAAGAACTCCGTTTTTTCACCCTTTGGTGGAGCTGACAATGTCACGGCTCCTGGAATACGCTTTGGTGTTCCATAGCTCACTGCTCCGGTGTCTGTGTTAACTGTGATTACTGCATAATGAACATTTTTAAGTCCGTATTTTACTTTATTTCCCATCTATGTTTCACCTTCCTTATACTAATATTTCGTAGACAATCTGATACAGCTCTTCTGTTTCCAGAAATATTTCAGATTTTTCATAGAAGATATCTGCACCATCCAAAGCATCCTCTATTTTCTTTTCAGCTTCCGGTTGCTTGCTTTTGGTATATAGCTCCACTTGAAAGCGATTGAATTTTGCCAGTACTTTGTTATCTGCTCCAAAATGATTGGAACGGGTAAAGAGATACACAATATATGGCGGCGGGGGAGGTTTTTTGAAATGGTGATAGACAACAGGGTAGCCTGTGCTTTCCAATAATCCAGCCAAATTTTTATACTCCATGTCTGATAGCCTCCTCCACCACTCTTACAAAGTCATCTGCTGTTTCTTCTTCTACCGGAGCAATATGCGTCTTGCCTTCCACTCGTCCGCCACCGGCTTTGGCATGGCCAAATTCCAACAGATGTGTGAGCCAGTAATGTTTTCCGTTGTATACCACATGTCGATCCGGCTCTCCATGAAACTTCTCGGTATTCACCTTCCAGCTTCTAGCATACTTGCCGGTCTTTTTTGGACTTCTTGCCTTTAGCTTTGTGACCGCTTTTTTAGCTGTAGCGGCTGATTTTTCATTTAGCACGTCCACAATATCCTGGGAATATTCTGATAGACCCTTGGCTATTTCGGATGCCAACTCGTCAATCTGAATGTTCATGGTTTGTCACCTCCAAGGCCTTAATCTCCATGTGCCTCTTCTCGTACTTGATATGGTCAATAAAGATAATGTTATAAATCTTGTCTTGAAAAACGATCCTCATGCTTTCATCAATGTCTGCTAAGGCTCTTACAATAAATTTAATTATCTTTTCTTTTTGCACTGCTGCCGCTTCAAAGTACTCCTTGCCATGAAGGTTTGACACATGAGACCAGACGCTTTTGTGATTTTGCCAGCTTTGAGTCTCCACTCGGTTTTCATCTGTGTTTATTACTGGTTTTTGAAAAGTGATCCTATGCTGTAGTTTTCCTATGTCCATACCATCACCAGCCATCTTTGCGATATGAAAAAAGAAGCCTTGAAACGATATCCATGACTTCTTTCATATCCAATGTTTCTCTTTTTTCATATAGATTGGCTACTACATACATAATCGCTTGTTTTACGGTATCCGGGATCTCCTCAAACTCTGATAACGAACTTCTAAGGATACCTTCACAGATTTCTTCTGCTGTTTCAATAAAGACAGTGATGAGCGCATCTTCTGCATCACCATCGACCCGTAAATATAGCTTGGCTTCTTCCAGTGAGACAATCAATACGCCCACCTCCTTATCTTTACTCGCTTGCCATAACTCCGGCTTCTTTTAACTTTAAAAGCAAGGCATTCAAATCATCCTTTAATCCTGCAACGGTTCCCGCAGTACTGTCTGCCTGAAAGACCAATGGCTTTAGTTCCTGTTCATTAAAAAGGAGCTTGCCGCCTTCTGCGATTACAAGCTCACCTTCAATGACGGTTCTTTCTCCGCCCTGCTCTCTGAAATTTTTAATGTTGTATGTCATAAGTAACCCTCCTACTTCTGTTTCAGTACTTTTATTGCTTCTGGTAGAATCAGCTTCCCGTCTACTCGTTGGGTAGCTCTAAAGCCAACCTGACCAGTTGCGGCATACAGCTCGTTTAATCTTTGGAAGCTTCTACCCTGACGGTCAGCGACCCAGTAATACCCAAAGTCACCAAAGGCAATGGTCTTGGCTCCCGTTTCCACTGTCGGAACAAAGCTTGAGGTTTTAACAGGACGGTTTAAAATGGTATCTGGTTGCCCTGCCTGTACTGATGGCTGCCATAAATATTGCCCATTACCATCTTTAAGTTTTCTAATAAGCTTAACAGTGGCATCGTTTGTCACAAAGACGGCATTCTTTCGATATGGTGAGCGTAAAGAGTAGAAAAGATCCATAATCTCATCAATCGTAATGGCAGTGGCACCCGCTGTGGTTACCCCAATCTCAGCCCCACCTGTATTATTAAAAATGCCTGTCGGTTTTCCGGTACCATCCCCAATGAAAAAGGCTTCTTCTTCCTTAGCACCAATTCGTCTGGCAAACTCTCTAGCGATATAGCTTTCCAGATTAAAGACACTGTCATTAAGAAGTTCCTCGGATACTTTGATCATGGTAGCCACTTTATAGGCGCCAATGGATACTTGACCAAAGGCATCATCAGATTCCGGGATAAGCCCTTCTTCATCTACCCAGGATGCAGTTCCCTTTGAAGCTACTACAGGGATTTTTCTATCTCCGGATGAAGTGGTAATTACCTTGGCCAGCGTTCTAAAGATATTTTCTTCCTCTAAGGCCTGCACCAATGTTCTTTCAAATTCATCTGGAACCAAGTATCCACCTTCTGAATCTGTGCCAATCTTCAAGGCATTTTGCACATCATAGCTATGTTTGTTTCGCATAGCATTCCAGAAAGCATGCCTGTATTCATCACTTGCTCTGCCGGTTTTTGTTTTATCGGCTCCTTCTGGTCTTGTGGTTAGGGGAGAATTTACTGCTTTGGAGAGTTCTAAGTCGATAGCCGCTTGTCTTTCCAAGCGTTCTATTTCTTTGCCAAGATTGACGACTTCCTCTTCCATTTTTTCATATACGCTTGCGTCCTCAGTTGAGATTAACCCCTCTTTACCCCGCTTTGAATCAAGAAAGGCTTTAGCATCCTCCCAGGCTTTTGCTCTTTTTTCTCTCAGTTCTAAAATTCTATTCATTATATCTGCCTCCTTATTTTTTTAAGAGATCCAATCTCTTTTCAAATTGCCTAACATCAACAACTTCTTGTTTTTCCTTTTTAGGTAGTTTATTTAAAAGCGAGTTAATCACTGCCATGTTGCTAAAACTGATCCCCTCACTATGTTGTAAATCAGCCTGCATGGGACTGAATAAAATCCCATCGGCAAAACCAAGCTCCACAGCCTTTTTGGCATTAAACCAGGTTTCTGCATCCATCAGATGGGACAGCTTTGTTCTTGATAGGCCTGTCTTAATCTCATAGGCATTGATTATGCTTTCTTTGACCTCACTTAACATACCAATGGCTCTCTCCATTTCCTCTGCATCGCCAAAGGCTATGGTCATAGGATTGTGAATCATCATAAGGCCTGTGGGAGAAATGAATACTTCCTCTCCAGCCATCGCAATCACAGAAGCCGCACTGGCAGCAATGCCATCAATTTTCACAGTGACCTTTCCTTTGTAGTCCATAAGCATGTTGTAAATCTGACTGGCTGCAAACACATCACCACCCGGAGAATTAATCCAGATTACGATGTCCCCTTCACCTTTTAATAGTTCTGCTTTAAATTCTTTAGGAGTCACTTCATCTCCAAACCAGGTTTCTTCTGCAATGGCTCCATCTAAATAAAGGGTCCTGCCCTCATCAGAGCTGACCCAGTTCCAAAATTTTCTCTTCAAGTGTTATACCTCCTCTCCCTCTGTTTTCTTTGCAAATGCACCGGCATCATGGAGTTTGGTCATGTTGCCATTGATCAGATACAGATCACCTCCAAGCTCAGCAGGGATGCGGTTTAAGTCTTCAAGCTCTCTAATATCATTGGCTGAAAGCCAGCCGTTTTGGCGACCTACCGCATAACCATTCATCCTCGACTGATAATCCCCTCTCAGCAGTCCATCCACATTAAACTTAATAAAATACTCTTTCTTTTCTGAGTCATTAAGCAGTGCCTTTTTCAAAGCCATTTCCCAACGAACCACCCAAGGGTCAAGGGTATATTTTACAAACTCCAACGATTGCTGCTCTATATTAGAAAAGCTCGACTTCTCAAGATCTCCTATCATGTGTGGAGGTATCCTGAAAATTCGAGCGATCTCATTAAGCTGAAATTTTCTTGTAGCAATAAATTGTGCCTGTTCCGGTGGAATTCCTATTGGCGTAAACTTCATGCCTTCTTCCAACACCGCAACTCGATGGGCATTCCCACTTCCCTGATAGACAGCGTTCCAGCTTTCTCTAATTCTTGCCGGGTCTTTGACAATGCCAGGATGCTCGAGTACTCCGCCGGGGTTAGCACCGTTGGAAAAGAACTTGGCCCCATATTCCTCAGTGGCTATGGCCATGCCTATTGCATTTTTTGCCATAGCAATTGGGGATTGCCCGACAAGACCATCAAAGCCAAGCCCCGGAATATGCAAGACATCCATTTTACTCAATGTAACTGTGCCGGTATCCTTGCGGTATTGATAAAAAATCTCTCCGGTTGGAGTCCGATCCACTTCCATTCGATCCGGAAGAAGTGGGTATATGGCTATGATCTTTCCTCTGCCATCTCTGATGATTTGGGCGTAGGCATTGCCCCATAATAAAAGATGACTCATCAGTGTTTCTCTAAACACAAACGAAGTCATCTCAGGGTTTGGCTCATCATGGATCAATCTATATATTGGAGAGTCTTTTGCTTTTTCTTTTCCGCTTTCTGTATATCTGTAAACATGAAGCGGCAGACTGGCTAATGTTTCGGCTAATATTCTAACGCAGGCATAGACAGCTGTTGTCTGCATAGCTGTTCTTTCATTGACAGTCTTTCCGCTTGTCGTTCCTCCAAAGAAAAAGCTGTATGTTGTGTTTGAAAAACTGTTCTTTGTGCCGGCTCTTGAATTAAATAGCCTAGATAAAAAAGGGATTTTCAAGTTTTATCACCTCCTAAAAATGAGCATGAAAAAAGCACCTATATTCAAGTTGCTTTTAATCTCTCCAAAAATTATCTTCAATATCTTTTTTTGTTTATCGCTTAAATACGAAATTATTTTGTAATTTACCACCACAACCCACCAAACAGTTTTTTAATTCCATAAGAACTAAACTTTTGAGTACTTAATCTTTAAAATTCACTTCCCTATCAATGGTCTCCACATATCATCAATAAATTGTTTTGTATCATCAAATAAAGTCTTACCTTGGCCTGTTTTTAATAAGAGTACAAATAAATCTGAATAATAATCAACCGCACACTCTATTTCTTGTATACATTCATCTGGAATTTTTTCAAGAACATTGTAATCAAGACGAAGGCTATAAGCTAGATCTCCGTAAGGATCAATATAAAACCGACCCCACGATTTAATATAATAATTAATATAGTTTAATATTTTAAGTGTTTCCCAATAATTCTTTTCTAATGGTATCTGGATTGTCGGCGAAATAAAACAAAGAACATCGCACCATTTTTCATTAAAAACAAGAGTCATCTGTAAGTTATGATTTTTTGAATCCATAAAAAAAGTAAAGTGCCATTCCAATATATCTATATCTTGCCTCTTATACAAATACTTAAAATTTTTAAACATTCGATTCATCTGTCTCATAGCTTGATAATTTTTCACCCACTACAACTCCTTTCCTCTTAATTTTAAAATAGTAATATAATTATCTAACATTTCATTGATTTCTTCTTCTTTTTTTAACCAACATACATCATTGGCATTAACCCGTTCTATTAGTGGCTTTAAGTTTTCTTTTTTTATTTCTCCATCAAAAAAAACCTCTAATTTTTCTTCTATAACCCAATTCACAACTATGGAATCATCATTGTTAAAATACCCACTAAATACCCCGTCTTTAAAACATTCGTAAAGTGTTTTTGGCATCTGATCTAAGAAAGAGTTACCTCGTGATTGCATTTTCCGATCCGGCAATATCATGACATTTGGTCGTGTTGAAACTAGTTCAGCAAAAATACATAACTTACGAACTAATTCATTGCTAGTTGGTAAAAATTTATCAATATTATTTATAATCCTTCTTAGGTGATAGTTTTTATCTATATTATATTTATCAGTCTTATAAAATTTTTCTCCAGGATTCAAGCATTCAAGTACCATCTTTAAAGGATTCCATAAAGAAAAAATAGTATCAGCCATTAAATTCCCATTAGCTAGCTTGCAATCTGTATCGTTTAAAGCCCTATAAATATCGTGGACTATTTCATTACCTTGATAAGGACTTTTAGGCTTGTATGTTTGATATGTTATCCATTCATTTACCTTTTCCTTTACTGGATTTAATATATTAATTTCTTTAGGCTCACCTTCTAATGTATTAAGGTAGTTCATTAAAGCTAGTTTAATTAAATATGGAGCAGTTATTCTCTTTAAACTTAAACCTTGTTCTTTGAATGAATGAAGAATCTCAGCATAAATTTTTTCATAAGAATCTTTTGCAATTTTTATTTGCATAAAATCTGGCATTTCTAATTTTTGGTAGATTTTAAAACTACCTTTTGATACTTTTTCCCAGTTTACGCTATTATTTATTGAGCTAGCTATAGCTAAATTAATAACTTCTGTTCTATTAGTGCTTGGAAGATATTTTTGAATTTCAAACAATAGTGACATAATCTGCTGGTTTGGTCTAACCGATAATATTTTAAACATTTCAACACCCTTTCATCTATACATATTGTATATATAAGTATAGCACGGGGAGTTGATTTGTAAAGAATTATTTTGTTTATATAAAAATAATTCCCCTTCCATCATATACACTACCAACAGAACCTTCGTTTCTAATCGCTCTATCTAATGCCATAATAGTTGCTACAGCACCATCTATCTTTTCTGTTGACTTCTCTTTATCTGGTTTAATATTGCCCGCCGGATCAGTACGAATAAAAATATTATCCATCATCCATCTAAGAACAGGATGTCCTCTATGTGCGACCTTTTCTTCCAAGGTTAGTTTCATAAGTTCCTTGGTTGGCGGACTCATATCTTTAAATCCCTGTCCAAATGGAACAACGGTAAATCCCATACCCTCAAGGTTTTGTACCATCTGAACTGCACCCCAACGGTCAAAGGCAATTTCTCGAATATTATATTTCTCACCAAGACTTTCAATAAACTTCTCAATGAAACCATAATGCACAACATTGCCTTCAGTAGTTTTAAGGTAACCTTGCTTTTCCCATACATCATAAGGAACATGGTCACGATTAACTCTGAGATTAAGGGTTTCTTCCGGTAACCAAAAATAGGGAAGAACCACATATTTATCATCTTCATCTTCCGGTGGAAACACAAGTACAAAGGCTGTTATATCTATGGAACTTGAAAGGTCCAGGCCGCCATAGCAAACTCTTCCAAGTAAGTCTTCCTCATCTACGGCAAAAGCACATTTATCCCACCTATCCATCGGCATCCATCTAACTGCTTGTTTGACCCATTGATTAAGTCTTAGCTGTCTAAATGTATTCTCTTCTGCAGGATTTTGCTTTGCTGATTCACAAGCGGCTTTTACCTTGTCGATTCCCACAGTAATTCCTAGACTTGGATTTGCTTTTTTCCATACTTTTGGATCCGTCCAATCATCAGATTCATCTGCTCCATAAATAATTGGATAAAATGTAGGGTCAACCTTTCGTCCTTCCAGGATGTCTTTAGCTTTTTGATGTGTCTCATAGCAAATTGATTTGGTGTCTGACCCTGCAGTGGTAATAAGAAAATACAGCGGTTGGGTTCTTGCATCACCAGAACCCTTAGTCATAACATCAAAGAGTTTTCTATTAGGCTGCGTATGCAACTCATCAAAAACAACACCATGTATATTAAAGCCATGCTTTGAATAGGCTTCAGCTGAAAGCACTTGATAAAAACTATTTGTCGGTTGAAAAACAATACGCTTTGTTGCCGACAGGATTTTAACTCGTTTACTAAGTGCCGGACTCATACGCACCATATCGGCTGCAACTTCAAATACTATCGACGCTTGCTGACGGTCTGCGGCACAACCGTACACCTCAGCTCTTTCTTCGCCATCACCGCAACAAAGAAGCAGGGCAACAGCTGCTGCCAGTTCTGATTTCCCCATCTTCTTTGGTATCTCAATATAAGCCGTATTAAATTGTCTGTATCCATTTGGTTTAAGTGTTCCAAAAATATCTCTGATGATTTGCTCTTGCCAATCTATAAGTTCAAAAGGCTTTCCTGACCATTTACCTTTGGTATGGCTCAAACACTCAATAAAGTTGACCGCATAGTCTGCAGAATCTTTATCGTAATAAGAGCCCTTTGCCATAAAAGCTGTTGGCTTATATTTCTTCAACTTTCTAATATGCGGTCACCTCCTTACAGGCATAAAAATAGACCTGCATCAAGCAAGCCTTATCACTTTGTCTGTACGAGAAACAGAGCCAATTTTGGCACTGTCCTCTGTTACTATTTAGTTGTGTTCTAGCAATAGGATTGCGAGGGCAATTTCTGCATCCTTATCAGCTGGTTCAATATCCCACCCTCGGTCATAGTTTACAATTATCTCTCCTTTACGCTTAAGCATCAGCTTAGAAATGCGTCCTCCGTCAATGCCAAATTTCGAGCCGTTCTCATAGCACTTCACCCAGTAATGGATGATGCTGTTATGAACTTTGATACTACCTTCTCTCCACATGGTTTTATTCCTCCTTGCCGGTCAGAATGAAACGGCAGTAGCCACCAATGTTATCTGCAAGGTAAACAAGCAGCTCGTCATATCCTTCCCTCAGAGCGATTTCCTGTACTTTTTGTACATCGAACATATTGGTTTCACCTGTGTCACGAATAGCAAGAATCTGTTGTTTTATTTTATCTGTCATCGTGAATCCTCCTACAAAGGTCTTCACCAAAAGCTACTGAGAGACTGGAGCCTGAATCCCAACGCACCATAATAGAACCAATATCGTCAACTCCTATGACTGTTCCTTTTGTGCCAATCTTTGGAGCTTGTATATCATCCATCCTTAAAAGTTCTACTCGACATCCAGCAGGATATTGTTCACGAAGATTTAGCAGTTGTTCTTTACTGATTATCCTCATTCTTTACTCCTCCTTTGAATGCCGCAGAACCGGTCAGATTTCTGAGCAATATTTTCCGTTCTTCTTTGTACTCGTTTCCGATAAAGCCAAGGCGGAGCAAAAAACATCTGAATGCGTATTTCTCATTTTCAACTTCCTTCTCTTTTGCAGTAATGCGTTTCTGGTTTCTTGCCATCTCACAAAGAGCACAAATGAAATGATTATAAGCTTTGACCTCTTCTGGTGTAGAGATTTCTTTAAACCATGGAAATGAAACCTCCTCATCGGAAATTTGAATCGGTAAATCCTCTACTCCAAGTGCATGACGGATAAGCTCTCCCTTGGTATGAATAATGATTTTCAGATTTTCTAGTGCTTTTTCATTAAAACTATCCCTGGGCATTGCAACACAAAGTCCAAAAGGCTCGTTATCAGCGTTTTGTTTGCCCTCTGTGAAACCAATTTGCTCCTCTGCGATAAAACCCTCGCTTGCCAAACTCTGAACTAACTTTTCGATTTCTTCGTTGTCTGCCATGTCGCTAAATTCAAGGTTTCCCTTCTGGTCGATGATAAAGGCATCCACCTCATAAGCCATGCTGGGCATTCCAAGGTACTTTGCTTTAACACCAGTAATCTTGCTCAGTGCCGTGACCAGCCTCTTTCGTTCTGTTCCTGTTAGGTTATACTTAATGATCATGTACAAAACCTCCTTTTGTTTTGGTATGTACATATATCACTCTAAAACACTTATATATCAAGCTTTTT